GTAGTCGGTATAAATAGTTAGCAAGTGTTCGTCACCATTAGCAGAACATCTAACATAATCTAAACCACCATCTAACATGTACTCTTTGCCGTTGGCATCCGTATGGGTCACATAGTCGTGACGATGCTTGGATTCAAGTATTGTGCCGTCAGGTGTCCGCATTCTACTGTTTAATATTGCTAGCTTTTCTTTCTTCTCCTTCTCTCTTTGTAATAATTCTGAACCACAGGGTTCTTCTCTACCTGTCTTCTTCTTACCAAAGATAGCATCGTAGTTATCTTCGTACTTCTTTTTGTCTGTGGGGCGGGCCGCTGAGCCTTTGCCCCCGTGTGTTTGTCCTGTAGCCATCAGTCAATCCTCCTCTTCAAATATCAGTTCTTTTATCAGTTCAGCTAAGTACCACTGAGCTTTCTGAAGGTCTTCTAAAGGCTTACCCTTGTAGTCATAGCGCCAGAGGTACTTCATACAGTTGCCCTTGAGATAGCCAGAGAATGCTTCAGCAGACATAGATGCTTGGATACCTTCAATACACTCTATTGACCCATTGTTGTAGTGGTTAGGGTTGTTGACAACATCTTCATCAGCATAATCATCAGCTATATCAGCAGCATCTGTTTCCCTCATGTACTTGTTATACTCTTCTTTGGCGTCTTCTTCTGTTTCTTCTTCAAACTTGTAAGCACTAGAGTCAAAGTTAAGCCAATATGCATATTTCTTTCCCCAGCCAGATGCTGCACTCTCCAACCACTTTGCTTTGTCTAGCGAATATGCTGCGGCGTCTCGCTCTTCTTCGGCTGCGTCCAGATAGACCTTCATCATAGACTCATCTATTGTAGGCTTTGACACCTCTATTGCTGGCATTTGTTTACGTAGTCTATCCCAGTCTGATGCGGTTGCGTTATTAATGCTCATCCGTGTATCTCCCCTGTGTCGTCATAATCCATTTCATGGTGCATTCTCTCTACGTCTCGTAAAAATTCTGCGTAAGCGTCTTCAGGCGTATAAAGTTCTACAGCTATTGACTTCCAAAATTCTAACTCAGCGAACAACTCGTCGTTTTTATGAATTAACTTATCAATGTTCATAAGTATCCTCTCTATGTCTAATCAACCTATCTTCAAATGCTTCCAACAGTTCCTCACCGTTTATCTCTAGCACTTCCAATATAGTTATCTCATCGTGGTCGCGTAGGAACTGTTCCTTGTATTCTTCAAACGACATTTTTAGCTCCTACATAATCCAGTAGTTTATCTATTGTCTTAACAGTGTAGCACTTAAAACCCTGCTTCTCGCACCACTGCTCCATGGTCATCTTGCTACCCTTACGTACCTTTGTCAACGGATTAGAAAGAATGAACACTAACTCCCACTCTGGCATTGAGTCTCGGATGGCGGTGTACTTTTGTGTGTCGCCTATCCTGAAGTATCCCTTAGCCTCGACTAGTATTGCCTTCTCTTCATGTACAAAGTCCGGTACGTACTTCCTGTGTATAGTATAGGGAAGCCTGTATGGTTCGTATAAGAAGTCGTTGGTTAGCTTCTCGTCTATCGCTGACTCTAAGCCCGACCTAAACTTTTTCTTACTCATCGAACTTTAACTCCTGTACATTTGGTTCCTTAACTACCTTACACAAGAACTTAGGTTTGTGTGAGTACTTAAACACCCTAAGGTCAGGGAAGCAATGCCTCTTGTACTGACAATAAGAACAACCTAACGCTAACTCCATGTTGCCTGACTTGCCATCTGGCTTTGGCTTGTGACAGTAGGTGTCAGGCTCTGGCTTTTTTACCATGTCTTTAAGATGGTCTACCCTCTCGGTAATCGTAGATTCAAAATCAAGAACTTCTTGAACCTTGGGGTCAGCCATGTCGTACTTGAGGAACGTAAGGTAACCGTTCGTCTTGTCCATCGCTAACCAACCTATCTCACTAGCACCTTCTGAATGAGCGTAAGCTTTAATCTGATCAACGTAACCGAAGGGGTCATCGTGTAACAACGAACCGTCCTTGAACTTCTTAAAACCAAAACTACTAGCCGACTTAACATCAGTCACTACACCGTCAATCTTACAGTCCATTGAGCCGCGAATGCCGTTCACTTCGCACTGCTTCTGCTCATCTGTAACCTCATGTCCTGACATCCGTGTTAAGAACAACAGCATCTCTTCAATGAGATGACCATACATAAACTTAATGTAGGTGTGAGGATCTATCTTCTCCTTCTCTGTCCCCGCTACTACATTCCAAAGGTAACGGTCTGTGCGTCCAATGTTAGACAACCTTAGCGTCCGTTTGTCTTGTCGCTTCTCTCTGCCAAACTCGGTACGCATCAAGGCTTTAACACCCTCCCCAAACTTCTCAATCTCAGCCTCTACGTCTACCGATGGGTCAGCATCTTTTGTCTCCATCATTTTGTAGATGTCAGCTACTACTGTATCAGTTGTTTTCATTTAGCACCTCTATCGCTTCCTCTGGTGAGCATTTGAACCATTCGTTCCTACGTTCAAACTGTTGAGCTAACTTATAATGTGCTTTACCTTCAGCCTTACGTCTATCTTCTGCATTATAACTATAGTATAACACATAATCACGGAAAGGACAACTAGTTTGATAGCTATTCAACCTGTCCTCAGCGTCAACTGCCATGCCTACCTTAACCCACTCAGGCCAAGCAGGGTTGATAGCTATGTATACCTGACCTTCCGTGCTTTTATCGTAGTTCTCTAAGGAACTAAAAGCCGCGTCAGAGAAAGCCCTATAGCGTCCTGCTTTATATAGAGGGTGAGACTTAGGAATGTACTTGCCGTCAACAAACATCCTGCTAGTGTTCTTTCTGTTGTGAGCCTCTACACTACGCCTACCTCCGTCACTCTGACCTACATACCACCACTGTCCCTCTTCGTATATACAGTTTTTATTAGTGGGTATCTGCCCATGTGTCTCCGACTTTGTACTCGCCTGCGAGGGGACAGTTGAGCTTGTAGTGGAGTCCTGCCGCTTCGATGCAACTGGTGGCGAGTCTTCCGAAAACATCAGCTTCATCTGATCGTACTTCTGTTTGAATTTCATCATGTATATTTCCTATAATCTTATAATCAATGTTCCATTTGGTTGCGTACTCATCTAGCAAACACAGTGCTTTCTTCATAACGATTGCACCTGCGCTTTGTAGTAGAGTGTTTAGTGCCGCGTGTTCTGACCGTACATAGACCCTTCTCCTATCCAGTCCAAAAACATAACCTCTTCCTGAAGCCACTCCAACTCGTTCTCGTAACCTTCCAAGAGCAGGCGTATTGCTGAGGAACTTTTCCTTAAGTCGCTTACCATCTTTAGCAGTTCCTCCGACGATACTTCCGATCTTTGCATCTCCTGCGCCGTATAGAAAAGCGTAGATGAAAGTCTTTGCTTGGTCTCTAGTAGCAAGCCCCGAAGCCAACTGGTTTGCCGTGTGTATATCTCCCGTGAGAATTTCATTAGTGTACCTCTCGTCGTTCATGTAGTGTGCAAGCATACGTAACTCCAAACCACTTGCGTCCATACCTACCAAGGTGTATCCACTAGGTACTGTCCAGACCTCGCGACACTCTCTACCGTAAGGCGAGTAGACTGCCGGAACCTGACCCATGTTTGGTTTGGAATGCGTCATACGTCCTGTCACTGCTCCGTTAGAGTTCACGTAACCATGTACCCTACCGTTGTCCTGAACTGCATCCACCCAACTCTGTATCTGTGCGATACGCTTCTGTACCATAAGGTACTCACCAATAAGCTCCGCTTCCGGTATACCCTTCACTTTATTAAGAACGCTCTCATCAACGATTGGCTGTCCTTTCTCTGTGAAGGTCTCTGGTTTCCATCCGAAGTATTGTAGGTAACGTCCTATCTGTTGACGTGAGCCTAAGTTAAACTCTGGATAATCCAGTCTGCTAAAGGGTGCTACTGCTGTCGTCCAATGATCTCCCAAGAACTTGAGGCCAACTACTGAGTAACTGCCGTCCTTCTTTACCTTGGGTGTTATCTCCTTAATGAATGTCGGTAGAGGTTTGAACTTCTCATGTACCTCATCCTCCAAATCAAACTTTCTTTCCTTGAGTTTGGCTAACAAACCAAACGCTTTCTCCTGATCTAAAAGCCATCCGTTCTTAATTTGCTGGCTAATAATCCCTTGTACCTGACCTTCAAGCATAAGGCTTTCAGTTCCAAAGCCATCAAGGTCACGAAGTAATCTCTGGTACACCAGTTCATTAACCCGTACATCTTGCTCACAATACTCCACCATATCCTGAGAAAAATTATCCCAATCATTATGTTCTCCTTTAGGGAATCCCAATAGCTGACCCCAGTTCTCCAGTGAATGTCCTCCCTCCCGTGATGGTTGGGCTAATCTGGACATGACTAATGTGTCAGTAATTTTACACTTACTAAAGTCTACGTTGAGAAGCTGTTCCAAAACTGGAATATCATAGCCAATAATGTTATGACCGATGACTTCTAGTTCACCTTGCTCCTTAATCCAGTCCTTGAAACAAACGAGGTCATCACCTGACCAAGTAGTGTATTCCTTAGCCCCTCTTTCGTAGGCTATAATGCACCATACCTTGTCAGGGTTAAGTCCATTAGCTTCAATGTCAAAGACTATCTGCTTCATTAAAACTCCGATTCATCTACCGGACATACCGTTTCTATCATACGTCCTGAGTCTTTATCATAGAACAAGTAACAAGCCGCACCTGTGAGTCCAACAAACCTGTTCTTCAGAACTCGTACCGTGGTGGTGTTGCGTGTCGTCGGGTCAGCGTGTTGTTGGTCACGTTCCAAACCAATAACTATGTCGCTAAGTTGCGCGATTGCCGCCGAACCTCTGAGTTCTCCCAAACTAATCTTACCTCCGTCCTCGTGCGCCTTCTGTCCTGAAGGTCTACGCAAGTGTGACACCAAGAACAAACCAACTCCTGTCTCTTGAACTAGCTTACGTAGGTTAGTCATAATACTGTCGATTGCCTTACGCTCGTCACCATTGTCCTGATCTGACACCACGATGCTAAGGTGGTCAAGGATAATCCATTTGCAGTCCAAGCCCTTAGCCATGTACCTGATACGACCCAAAAGATTGTCTTCGCTAGTACTGCCCCAATGGTCGAACATAAAGATACGTCCTGATCCTAACGTCTTCTCCCAATAGCCTCGCTTCTCTTCTTCAGTCACGTCCTTGTCTAAGTGTAACTGCTTCTCTGCTTCGATAGACATGATACCTAACGCTGTCTTGGGTATGTCTTCTTCCAATGCTAGGATGCCGATGTTATCTTCGGTAGCACCAAGGAGGTAGTGTTCCAACTCCCTGACGATTTGACTCTTACCCATTCCCGAACCACTGGTGATAGTAACCAACTCTTTCTCCCTGAACCCGTGAGTAAACTCATTGAGGCATTGCCAAGGGTAGGGTACTGACACTGTGTTCTGTTGTTCGATAATGAGGTTCCAAGTATCGTCACCTGCAACAATACCATCAGGCTGATAAGCCTTAGCATTCCACCACTCCTTTACAAACGCTTGGACTTGACCACCCTTCAGCATATCTCCTGCGTCTTTCATCGGTAGGGTTACGTTCTTTGCTTTGTTGGGGGTGAATAAATCAAGTACTGACTTGGCTGCTTCCTGTCCTGCCTTGTCGTTGTCGAAACAGATTACAACATTCTCAAAAGATTCTAACCATTCGAGGTTGGCTTTGATGTCTTTGCTTGCTCCGGCTGCTCCACTTCGGATGGAAACGACTGGCCACTTTCCGTCGAACATCTCGTTGACAGCCATTGCGTCCGCTTCGCCTTCTGTAATCGTGATGTATTTACCGCCGCTCTTGAAAGCCTGTTGCCCGAATAGACCCGCATTATCAAAACCACCTGTTGCATAAAACTGTTTGTTGTTTACGATACGAACCTTCGTACCAATAGCACCACCGCCATCCTTATCAAAGTAAGGGTAGTGATGTTTCGTTATCTTGCCTTCCGTGTCGTACTCTACTGTCACTCCGTATCGTTTAGCTACGTCCTGTGAGATACGTCGGTCTGGTATTCTTGCTGTTACTCCTGTCATTTCTAATATCCTTTGTGGTTTACGTGAAACAAAGTCTGAGGCAGTTCCGTTGCCTCTCTCGTAATGGTTACAGCCTGCCGTGAAGCAGACTGCGTGTCCATCTGAGTACCTTGCTAGATTGTCACCTGAGTTACATGATGGACATGGCTCGTGACGTAGAAAGGTAGACTCTGCTGTCATTAGAAGTCCTCACCATCTTCACCTGCCTCGGCAACCTCAAGCACCTTGACTTTGTTAAGATAGG